CAATATGATAAACCAAGAACAAAGCAGATAATCGTCATCAATATGACTTGCTTCTCACTTTACCATTTTGATGGAATGACATTCAATCATATCTCAAAGATAACGAATATATCTGAGGCAACAGTATATCGTGCAGTGAAAAATGCCGAAGTCCTAATAAGGACAGAAATAAATAAAATGATAAAAAACAAAAAATAAATCTATTTATAATTATGATAACAGAAATTTTAATACTACTTGCCCCTATCGGCATAATCAAAGGATTTTTATTAGCCTGGTTATTTTGTAATTTCGAGCCTGCGCAGGCTATTTTAAATAAAAGAGTGGTCCCAGTGCTTGAGAAAAAGAAAATGCCATATATAGCAAAGTCTTTGGGCTGTCACATATGTGCAAGCTTCTGGATTACCTTGGCCATAACCTTTAATCCATTTGCCGCAATTGCAGCAAGCTTCCTGGCATATACATATGCTAGAATAATTAACTCACTAAGAACATTTGTCTAATGCCATTCCTATACAAAAAAGAACAACAGAATATGAAATACATCGAATTCGAACATATAGAAGAGCTCAGAAGGCTCAAACAAGTAGGAAGAACATCTGGATATGCTCCAAGTGATATTGCCAGCGTAACTAACCTATACAGACTATACATTAACTCAAATGCATCTGGATGCTCAAGCTGTAGCAATAACCTTGCAAAATACACAAAAGAACTATATAACTACCTTGGTTCAATGGAAGAGTCTTCACTTAAGCACTATTTTGACTCCTGTAAAGCAGAAGTTGAATCACCAGCACTTGAACCAATTGTTGAAGTGACTGAAGATAAATCAGCTGAGCAGCAGGTAGATGAGTATGTTAATGCAAATAACACTTTAAGTGAACCGACCAAAGAAGTTGAAAGTCAGGAAGTTATCAAACCTAAAAGAAAAAGGAGAACCAAGTAATGGCAAAGCAATTTAGATTTACCCCAGTCCACGAGAAGTACTGTCAGCATTATGCTGAATATGGTAATGCCACTGTTGCATACCTATACGCATTTGGCTCAAAGGCTGATGGAAACAAAAATGGTGTTGCTTATTCAACAGCTAAGTCTGAAGGTAGCAAATTGCTGACAAACCCCAACATTTTAGAGCGAATCGAGCAATTGAAGGAGGAATTTTCTGCTCAGTTTAAGCAAACTAAGGAGAACACTGTTAGGGACCTGGTTCAGTCAGCAGAGGAAGCAAAGGCCCAGGGTCAATTCAGTGCTTACGCTAAGCTAAGGGATATGGTAATTAGGTTATATGGTTTGTACGAACCTGATAAATATGAACATAAAGTTGAGTATGAGCTTGGTATACCAGGTCTTGATTCAACTGAGGCAGATACAGAGGAAGATGAAACAGATACAGAAAGTCAAGATTAATTTGGCTGAGTTATATCCAGCTCAATTAGCTATATTTTCTAAAATTATAAAGAATGATTCATTTTATAATATAGTTAATGGGTCACGTCAAGTAGGCAAGTCTATCTTGCTGATTAACTTGGCGTTATACTTTGCTCTATCTGATGCAAAGTCAAAGGTTCTTGTTATCAGTCCAGTTGACTCACAAGTCAAAAAACTATATACAGATATTATAATCACCCTTGGACCAGCAGCAAAGGTTATAGTTAAGTCTAAGAGGGGTTCAGGAGGTTCTGCACAGATTGTTATGAACAATGGAAGCACAATTCTTTTCCGCTCAGCAAAGTCTGGAGATGCAATTCGTGGTAATGACCCTTCTTATATTCTGGCTGATGAGGCTGCATTCATTCAAGAAGAGGTTTGGTCAACAGCAATTGAACCAGCTCTATCAACCAAAGGAAAGAAGGTTGTTCTTGTTAGCACGCCAAGAGGAAATAACTATTTTAAGAAGCTTTGGGCCAAGGGTCAGGATAAATCAGATAACTTTTATCAGTCTTTTAAGATAACATATCAGGATAACCCATTTGCCAACCTTCAATTTATTAATAAGCAAAGAGAAGAACTTGCCGATGACATATTTAATCAGGAGTACCTTGGTATATTTATGGATTCAACATCCATTTTCAAAGATGTTCGTTCAAAAGCTTTGCTTAAAAAGTCACAACCAGGAATTCCTTGCATGATGGGAATTGACGTTGCATTCAAAAAGGATTATTTTGTATGTTCAATATTGGATAACAATGGAAATATGCTTGACTATCTAAGATTTAATCAAACAGATACGCAAACAGCTGTTGCAAATGTAATGGCATTTTATCGCAAGTGGACACCATCAAAGGTTATCATAGAGGTAAACAACCAAGGATTGCCAATGTTTGACTTGTTAAGAGCTGCAGGTATATACAACCTTCAAGCTTTTGATACGACAAGCAAGAGCAAAGGTGAGCTCATCAATAAATTGATGGCTGACTTCAACTCAGGAAAGATTAAGTTATTGAATGATGAGGTTGTGATTAGTGAGTTCGAAGCTTTTACTTATGCACTGACCAAAAATGGAAATGTAACATTCTCTGCAGCATATGGCCACGATGATATTGTTATGGCCACAGCATTTGCGAATTACGCAAAAAAATATACTGGTGGAGGATTAATAATTGATTGATAAAATTATTTTCATCATTTTCTATAATTATTATTTTTTTTAACTATTTATAAAAAAATCAAAAACAATATGTTTGAAATTAAGATAAAAGAGAAAGTATATGACATCCCATCTTCTTGGGATGAAGTTAAATTTACCCATTACTGCAAGTTCGTTGACCTACAAAGTGACGATAAGTTCAGGGCAATGATTCCAGAGAGGCAGTTTGTTAAGATGCTCTCAATGCTTAATGATGATTCAGATGCATTCTATGTAACTCTCCAAGAGCTGTCTTTGATTAACATCAATGCAATTGCTGAGCACTGCAGTTATCTTTCTGATATGGATGCTCTAAATGAGCTTGCAAAGAGAAAACCTGGTGCCAACGCAAAGAATGAGGTTAAATTTGGTAAAGAGGTATATGGAATCTATGACGATTTCAATAATATGTCAATTGGAGATAAGGAAGCGTTTGAGAGAGCAAAAACTCAGCTTGAGAATAACTTTAATCTTAATCCTTTAATGATTGGCCTTGCATTCCTATTGAGAAAAAAGAAAGAGGGTTCACTTGAGGAATTCTCTATTGATTCATTTATGGATTGCTTGAATAGGGTTATACCTAAATCTGGTTGGACTTTGAAAGATGTGATGTATTATGTCGGTTTTTTTTTGATTGGCGTGAAGAAATCCACAAACAATTCGAAGGACTTTTCAATTCAAATAAAATCCTTACCAAGCACCTCACCGAAAAAGAAATCAAGCAAGCAAAAGATGAGCAAGAAAAGTATATGAGAGAAGGGTTTGGTCGTTGGAACTGGTATGGTATAATTGAAAAGCTTGCACTCGGTGACATAACCAAATTCTCAGAAGTCAGAAAACAAAGAGCAATTGATTGCTTTGAGATTCTCAGCTACTGGAGAGAAAGAGATATAGAAACTAAAAAAAATAATGAATAATGGCCCAGGCACTTACATACTCACAAATAATTAGCATCCTTGAGGATATAGCCAGAAGGAGTTATAAGATTAATAGCTTCTTCCTTGGACAGGATTGGGAGCTTGCTCAATCTGAAGCACCAGTTTATCCTTGTCTTCAGGTTTATCCGCTAACATCAGTGATGCCAATCAGTGTGATGGGAGATTACAAATCTGTTGTATTCGAGATTCAGTGCAAACTTCTTGACCTTGTTGGTCATGACCAATTTAATCAAAAGAGTGTTCATAATGACTTGCACGCTGTTGCTCAGTCAATCGTTAATGAAATTAACCAGAATCCTTATTTTGTTAGGAGCTTTGTTAAGATGGTTGGTGATGTACAGTTTGTTAACCTTGAGGAGGTAAATGACGACTTCCTTGCTGGATGGGGATGGATTATCAGATTTGAGATAAGAAACTTAAATACATTCTGTGGACAAGCATTTGAACCAGTTGATGGATATTCAATGTCTGGACCATCTTCTTCTGGATATTCTCCAAGTGTTCGATACTTAACTTGCGATACAGTTACTGGATGCACAACCTTTCAGGATTATATTCAAAATGCTATTGATGGTGTCGTAACAGATAACTATTATACAACTGGTGGAACATTGGTTGGAACAACAATTCAATTTGATAGAAATGACTTGCTGAATGCATATGAAGTTCAACTATCTGGCTTAACTTCTGGAATAACAGCTACAGGAAATTATCTTTCTTTAAGTGGAGGAACTGTAACAGGTAATACAGTGTTTACACAAACAGTTGATGCAGGAACGATTAAATCTGGTGTAATCATATCAGGTTCAACAAATCTTTATGACATCTTCTCTTCCACAAGTGCTAACCTTTGGAGTGCATCAACTGGCACAAATTCAATCATTGCAAATAATGGAACTGGAAACTTGGCAAGTGGTTTTTATTCATTTGCAGGAGGTCAAAATAATAGCGCAACAACAATTCACTCTATATCTGTTGGTGGTAAAAGCAATTTAGCAGAAGGTAATTATTCAGTTATTGTAGGGGGTAGTTATAATACGACTCTCCAATCAGCTTCATTTATTGGTGCAGGTGGAAATAATTTAGCATCTGCACAAAATTCTGTAGTAGTTGGTGGCTCTACAAATACATCTTCTGGAAATAATTCTGCAATTGTTGGTGGAATTCAAAATTTAGCATCTGCACAAAATTCTTTTGTTGGTGGTGGATACGGAAACTCGGCAACAACAACGTACTCTTTTGTTGGTGGTGGTTATAAAAATTTAGCTTCTGGAAATTATTCATCTGTTGTTGGGGGTAGAAATAATACAGCTTCGGGAGCATATTCAATGGCGGCTGGTTCTGGAAATATAGTTTCAGGAACAAATTCAGCAGTTCTTGGTGGAACAGGCATCACTGGAACAACTAATAATTCTGTCTATATTCCAAACGCATATCTTGCAAGTATGTCTGGAACCAGAATATATTCTGCTGGAACAGACTTGTATAATATATTTCAACCACTTGGAGCTTCTGGTGGAGCTTCAACATTTGTCCAACCAGGAACAAACATTTCAACAGGTGGAACTTCAGATGAACCAATTGTTTCTGTTGTTGATTCTCCGAGCTTCAACAACATCACTTATTCAGGAACATCAACAGGAAGGATTGCAAAAAGAGTTGTTGTTGTTCCATCAAGTGCAACTCCAACTTTGAACACATCTGTGTGTGACATTGCACGCTTGACTGGACTCACAGTTGCAATAACAAATGCTTCAACAAACTTGACAGGAAATCCAGTTCACGGAGATATGTTCTCTTATGAAATCACAGACAACGGAACAGGAAGAGCAATCACTTGGGGTGCATCATTTGCTGCAAGCGGAACTCTTTCTTTGCCAACAACAACAATTGCAAATACAATGCTCAAAGTTCTATTTCAATACAATGCTGCAAGTTCTCTTTGGGTTATAACAGCTTGGGTTTAAAATTATAAAATATGGCAGATAATATTTTTGACGGCTCAACAAGCAATGATTGGAATACAGCTTCTAATTGGTCACTTGGTGCAGTTCCGACTGCATCAGATGGACACGTTGTAGTGTTTGATGCTTCTTCTCCAGATTGTACATTAGGTTCTACAAATAGAGTTTGTAATCAATTAATGATGTCAGCTTATACTGACACACTTACTTTTGGTGTAAGAAGTTTAACTGTAAGTGGAAACATCACACTTGGAAGTGGTCATACATTTTCTTTCACAACTGGTGGATTAGCAATTAATTCAAGTGGAAATATTACAACAAATGGTTTTATAATTCCAACCAACTTTCAATTTGCAGGAACATCAAAAACATATACTCTTCAAGATGATTTAACAATATTGGGAGCATTATCATTTAATGGTGTAACCAGTTTAACCATTAATAATAATGGAACAGACAAAACAATTTATGCTGGTGGAAGTGTTTCTTCATCGGCAGCTGGCGCACAAGGAACAGCTAATATAAAAATGATTGGAACAGGTACGATTTTTACAACTGGAGCAATTAGAAGCAACCTTGAATTTGATGCAAGTGGAAACACAATTACAATTAATACCAGTTTTCGATATGGTGGTGGAACTTTAAAATATACATCTGGTGTGATGGATGTCACAACCAACAATTCACAATTCTTTCTTGGATTGGCTGGTGTAACAACAACACAAATTGATACATCTGGAATGACGTGGTTAAACATTTCTAATCCAGCTGGAACAAATACGCTTGTAAGTGATTTGAATGTGAGTGGGCAATATTCTTCATCTGCTGCTGTAACATTCAATTCAGGTGGTGGTCATATTAGAATGGTGCAATCAACACCATACAACATAATCTTTGGAGGTTCACAAACACATCAAGGAACAGCTAAAATAATATTCAATGGAACAGATTGTCAATGGGTAGGTTCATCTGGTATACTCCAGAATAGTATTGATATAGATGGAACATTAACAATAACTGGTACTTGCAACTGGAGAACAGCAACAATGACATATATTTCTGGAACAGTTTCTGGAACAGGAATAATCAACACAACTTCAACTGCAACGTGGGATACTGATGGTTGTACATTACCAAACGTTACAATAACAACATCAACACAAACACTAAATTCAACTTTCAACGTTGGAACACTTACATTAGGTGCTGGTGGAGGCGTAAATTTTCTTGGGTCGTATGGCTTCAATGTTGATAACCTTATACACGTCACAACAAACAGAGCAATCAGCTTAAAAGCTGGCAACACATACACAGTGAATCAATCATTATTAATGAGAGGCTCTGGCTCACCATCCAGTTCAAGTAATTCTATAACACTTCAAAGTGATACAACATTTTCTTATGCTTATTTCAATGTAGCAACAGGAGCAACTTCAAATTGTATGTGGACAAGAGCAATTGATATTGATTCAACAGGAGGAAGAGAATTGTACACATCCAATGGACTTGTATCAAGAAGTTTGAATTGGGTACGAACAAACCCAAATGCATTTGCATTTTTTTAAAATATTAATAATATTAATTTTTTTAAACTATTTATATTTATGAAATCAATTGATAAGATAGCTGATAAACTTGAGGAACTAATAAAAGACAGAATTGAGGAGCTTGGACTTGTAAAAACTGGAACACTCCTTGAATCAATAAATGTTAAAGTATCTGGTGATTCACTTATTGTTGAGGCGGAAGATTATTACGATGCCCTTGATGATGAATATAATATAACTGATTATGTGCTTGAATCAAGCGAATTCATTAACTATATAGAAAAAACAATCTCAGATGAACTTGAGGACGAAATAAGTAAATAAAAGAATATGTCATTAACAATCTTATCAACACCACAAATATTGATGCCAGCGTACAATCCTGTACCTCTGGTGTTCACTTCAACAAATCAAACGTCTGAAGGCCATCAATTTATTTTGGATATATATTCAGCTGGCACAACTTCTAATAGAATAACAAGGGAGAAAACTCCTGCTAATCCTCAGGGATATGGAGTATTTGAATCTCATGCTATCTTAAGGAATTTTGTTGGTTATGATATGAATGACCCCAATTCTACAGGTGTAACATCTTCTTACCCTTCAAGATTCAAGTATGACCTTTACCTTGGTGAGGAATATGTAATTGATTGGAGCTTTGGAGATAACTTTTTCACAGCAGGAAGCGTTGGGTTTTCATCATTTACATCAACTCAGCATTACTTTTCAGTTGGAGACTCTGTTTATATTGAACAGAACCCAGGATATACACACGAAGAATATAATGGCGTTCATACAATAACTTCAGTTCCTACTTCTTATTCATTTGTAATTGATTTAGCATATGAAGGTTTTACTCCACTTAACCCTGGAACAGTTAGATATGCAGATAACAGAAAAACAATATTCTCTGGAATGTCAGCAATCACTTCTCTTTGGGTTAATAATGCAGCTATATCTCATCTTGATTGGCCATCTTATAATGTTGACACATTCAATATGACAGGTCTAAGTGCTTCGTTCTGGACAGATGCTCCAGATAACTATGAGATGCAGATTGGCAATAAGGCTTGGATGAATTGCTTCATTTCAACGGGTGGTACATCTTTTAGATTCTTAACAGTTCAGACATATGACAAGAATGATAATCAACTTGGGATATATACATTAACTCTTAATGGTTCCTCAAATGAAACTTATTATAAAGTTGGAATGGGGCCTTGGAATATCTCAGCGACAACATTTTCTGTTTCTGGTTCTTCAACCTTGCCAATATTTACAAGTGATGTTGCAAGCTATTCATTCCACATAAGAGATAATGCTGGTAATTATATGACTGAAAATAAGTTTATCAATCTTAATCAAGACTGTGAAAATCGTTATGATAACATAGAGATTCTATTCGGTGATAGAAAGGGTTCATTCTTAACAAGAAACTTCCAGCTTGCACATACAGAGGGAGATGAAATAGATAAGGGTGAATACACCAAACCAATTGGTAATTACAATCCAGCTTCTAATAAGTGGACCTATGCATCCAAAGATGCTGGAAGAA